CAAAGTAAGCCCAAGCTATAACTAAAGAATAATATATTTTCTTTAACTCCAAAATCATTTCTTTTATATTACACAGCATCTAAACTTGCATCATAAGTTCGACCCATTCTATTAGCACGAACAGCTCGTGCTCTACCTTGCGCGTTACGAGCCTGCGCTGCGCTACGCCTCGTACGTCTAGCTCGACTAAAGCTCGCAGTAGCAGACAGACCAGCTCGAGCAATACGAAGTGGTGCACTCACAACAGGTGGGATCACAGCTGACATTGCTTGACCTAATGCACTGTTGCCAATTGCATTAGCCATATCATCAACAAACTCAGCAACATGCAATGGAGCTCGAGTCAAGTCATCCACTGTTTGAATAATTGGATTAGAACTTGAAACAGCTTGTGTCACACTATCATACAAAACAGTATCCGAAGGCTCAGCAGCTCGCGCTTGACCAAATCCTGTTTGGCGCAAAGTACCCTCATAATGAGTTATTAATTCACAAATAACACTCGAATTCGTTTGAGTACCAGTCACGGCAACGACAATGGTCATCCACCCAAACTGAGTACTAAACTCGTTTTCAGAACTTTGAGCAGCTCTATAAGTAACATCACGATATATGTGGGCACTAGGATCCATATACTTGTTCACCACATATAACGGACCATTACTGCTCAAAGCAGACAAAGGAACTCGTTTATAATATGGACATTCCGACATCTGCGATACAGATGACGGTAATTGCCATGTACTGCCACGTAAACTTTGTGAATATAATGCCACATGAACAAATCCATCTGCATTCAAATTACTGCTAGCGCACTGAATTTTAACACCATGCGCAACAGGACGATATAACTGAAACTGAGCTTCGATACTAACATTATTGCCACAAGCAAAATTACCACCATACGCAGCTTGCCAGCTCCATGCCTCAGTACCAGCATAATCGGCAACAGTGATAGTATTCCGAATTACAGGATTAAAAGCTTTACAACCTGCCCAATTAGCTGATCCCACCGTGACAAAACTCTCATCCTGAGCGTAAAATGTATCACTCGGAGCAGTATTCTGATCAGGTACACGCGCACCTTTCACATTTGGGTCAAACGGATTAATTTGCCCAAGGGCAAATTTAGGCAAGTTTTGACGCCAATGATGCTTGAGCTTACCAACAGCAGATAGGGCTCCGCGCCTATCTGAACTAGCTAAACCTCTTAAATTATATTTATAATATTGACGGGGTCTATTCGACATCACGCAAATTCGAAAATGATTGCAATTCAAGATATAACCGACCTTTCATAATTTTCGAATTTTGCTTCCGCACAACCGCACAGGTATACAATTTTCAGTATTAAATACCGTGCGTGCGGGCAGCAGGGGGTAATACTAAGCGAGCTTCGCACGCTTTCCCCTGCTGCTTCATTTCCAAATTGTCAATGTCAAGCCAATATTGGTGCTTCACAATCAATAATCCAACAGCATTTGACGAATTGCAACTCCTCGGACTCGCAGAAAACAAATCAATAAACTTCGCTTTTGCTCAGCTTGAAATTGGAAAATGCGGCACTCCCCATTATCAAGGTTATTTAGAACTAGATCGCCATCGTCGACTAACGTTCATCAAGAAAATACTTCACAGAGCACATCTGGAACCAAGAGCAAAGAGATCAACAGCACAAAAAGCTCTACAATATTGCGTAAAAGACACATCTCCTACAGTGTTGAGCGAGATCTTAGACACGACCTCAAGACTTTACGTGAGCAATCCCAACGATACGACGAATTGCGCGCATACCATTATGATCAGTACAGACAAGCGAACGGCATCTATAATACTATCCAGCAATCAATCAAAAAAACGGAGCTCGCGCTCCGAGATATTACAAACAATGAAAACAATGATTGATGCTGGAGCAACCGATGTAGAACTCGCAAACTTCGACTTCGCTACTTATACTTCATCCTTCAGAGGATTAGAAAAATATAGATTGCTGATTTCTAAGCCTAGAAACCATCACACCGAAGTCTACGTTATACAAGGACCAACTGGAACGGGTAAATCCAAACACACTTTGGAAAATTATCCAGATGCATACTGGAAACAACGTTCCAATTGGTGGGATAACTATAACAACCATGATATAGTTGTTATAGACGAGTTCTACGGTTGGTTACCATTCGACTTGTTGTTACGAATATGCGATAGATACCCCCTTATGGTTGAAACCAAAGGGGGACAAGTAAACTTCAACGCATCAAAAATTATCATAACAACTAACGCAATTCCCGATCGGTGGTATAAAAACGTTTACTTTCAATCTTTCATTCGACGTGTCACGATGTGGGTTGTCATGCCAACTCTTGGTTCCACATTCGAATTTGAAAACTATTCTGATGCAGTTAAAATGATGCACGATAACAGCAATAACCTTGTTAATATATGTTAATGCAGTGTCGGCAGGCTCCGCTTCGCTACGCCGCTCCGCTTTGCTCCGCCAAAAAATATTGTCGCATTCGAGTTCTAGTTATGCCCCTCACGCTTTCATTTCCGGGGGGTACCCTCCCCTCCCGGAAATGTTACGCTGCGGGGACGCGCCTCTTCGGTAAACCCTATCCCTAACCAGATGCCCATCCCCCCCCATCCCCCAACACATCTCCATCGTGTATCCCACGTGGGATGAGTTAGGGGAGGATGGGCATCTGATTCACGGGATGGGTTTATCCGACGACGACTTCACGTTTCTTTGCAACAATGTTTTCGTGCTCAATCCTCCTCATTTCTCAATTTGCCAAATGCCAAACAAAACCTTCAAACCAGTTTCGAAAATGTCTCCGTTGGAACGCACCAAGTATTGCCTTGCCTATCAAGACGCTTGCCATCAATACGAAAACTTACTCGAAAAATATCGTCACCGATATGTTGACTTGCTGGCTAAAGCTCAAGATGAAATACACAAATTACATGTACGAATTATCAATTTGGAATCTCAGCAGAGGGTTCAACAAATACACCTACAAGAAGACTCAGACACTGAGCCCGAATCAGAATCAGACCCCGAACCAAAACACGAGGTTATCGATCTAACAAAGTAAGCTCAAACTACAATTAAAGAATAATATATTTTCTTTATCTCCAAAATCATTTCTTTTATATTACACAGCATCTAAACTTGCATCATAAGTTCGACCCATTCTATTAGCACGAACAGCTCGTGCTCTACCTTGCGCGTTACGAGTCTGCGCTGCGCTACGTCGCGCACGTCTTGCACGACTAAAGCTTGCTGTAGCTGAAATAGCACTTCTAGCGACACGAACAGGTGCCGCAATAGCAGGCGGTACAATCGCAGCCATTGCTTGCCCCAATGCACTATTTCCAATAGCATTCGCCATATCATCCACGAACTCTGCAACATGCAATGGAGCTCGGCTTAAATCATCCATAGTTTGGACTATTGGATTAGAAGTTGACACAGCTTGCGTTACACTATCATACAAAACAGTATCAGACGGCTCAGCATTTCGCGCTTGACCAAATCCTGTTTGACGCAAGGTACCCTCAAAATGTACCATCGATTCAACAATTACAGATGCATTGTTAACTGTACCAGTTACTGCTACAATTATGGTCATCCATCCAAATGTCGTTGCAAACTCGTTCTCTCCACTTTGAGCGGCAGTATAAGTAACATCACGATATATGTGGGCACTAGGATCCATATACTTGTTTACCACATATAACGGACCGTTACTACTCAATGCGCTCAAAGGAACTCGTTTATAATATGGACATTCCGACATTTGCGCTACGGTCGTTGGCAATTGCCACGACGCTCCACGAAGACTTTGACTATACAATGCAACATGTACAAAACCATCCGCATTCAAATTGCTACTGGAACATTGAATCTTAATACCATGCGCCACAGGTCTATACAATTGAAATTGCGCTTCAATGGCAGTACTGTTTGTAGTTGGAAATCTTCCACCATACGCAGCTGGCCAAGCCCATTCGTCTAATGCAGACCGTGGAGCAACAGTCAACAAATTGCGAATGCTTGGATTAAATGCTTTGCATTCAGCAAAATTGGACGCTCCTACCGAAACAAATGTTTCATCCTGAGCGTAAAATGTGTCGCTAGGTGCAGTATTTTGATCAGGCACACGCGCACCCTTAACATTTGGGTCAAACGGATTAATTTGCCCAAGGGCAAATTTTGGCAAGTTTTGACGCCAATGATGTTTGAGCTTACCAACAGCGGATAGGGCTCCGCGCCTATCCGCACTTGCTAATCCTCGTAGATTATATTTATAATATTGACGGGGTCTATTCGACATCACGCAAATTCGAAAATGATTGCAATTCAAGATCGAGCCGACCTTTCATAATTTTCGAATTTTTCTTCCGCACAACCGCACAGGTATACATTTTTCAATATTAAATACCGTGCGTGCGGGCAGCAGGGGGTAATACTAAGCGAGCTCCGCACGCTTTCCCCTGCTGCTTCATTTCCAAATTGTCAATGTCAAGCCAATATTGGTGCTTCACAATTAATAATCCAACAGCATTTGACGAATTGCAACTCCTCGGACTGGCAGAAAACAATTCAATAATCTTCGCTTTTGCTCAGCTTGAAATTGGAAAATGCGGCACTCCCCATTATCAAGGTTATTTAGAACTAGATCGTCATCGTCGACTAACGTTCATCAAGAAAATACTTCACAGAGCACATCTGGAACCAAGAGCAAAGAGGTCAACAGCTCAAAAAGCTCTACAATATTGCGTAAAAGACACGTCTCCTACAGTGTTGAGCGAGATCTTAGACACGACCTCAAGACTTTACGTGAGCAATCCCAACGATACGACGAATTGCGCGGATACCATTATGATCAGTACAGACAAGCGAACGGCATCTATAATACTATCCAGCAATCAATCAAAAAAACGGAACTCTCGCTCCGAGATATTACAAACAATGAAAACAATGATTGATGCTGGAGCAACCGATATAGAACTCGCGAACTTCGACTTCGCTACTTATACCTCCTCCTTCAGAGGATTGGAAAAGTATCGACTGCTAATTTCTAAGCCTAGAAATCATCATACCGAAGTCTTCGTTATACAAGGACCAACTGGAACGGGTAAATCCAAACATACTTTGGAAAACTATCCAAATGCATATTGGAAACAACGTTCCAATTGGTGGGACAACTATAACAATCATGATATAGTTGTAATAGACGAGTTCTACGGTTGGTTGCCGTTCGACTTGTTACTAAGAATATGCGATAGATACCCCCTTATGGTTGAAACCAAAGGGGGACAAGTAAACTTCAACGCATCAAAAATAATCATAACCACCAACGCAATTCCCGATCGATGGTATAAAAACGTGTACTTCCAATCTTTCATTCGACGTGTCACAATGTGGGTTGTCATGCCAACTCTTGGTTCCATCTTCGAATTTGAAAACTATTCTGATGCAGTTAAAATGATGCACGATAACAGCAATAACCTTGTTAATATATGTTGATGCAGTGTCGGCAGGCTCCGCTGCGCTACGCCGCTCCGCTACGCTCCGCCAAAAAATATTGTCGCATTCGAGTTCTAGTTATGCCCCTCACGCTTTCATTTCCGGGGGGTGCCCTCCCCTCCCGGAAATGTTACGCTGCGGGGACGCGCCTCTTCGGTAAACCCTATCCCTAATCAGGTGCCCATCTACCCCCCATCCCCCAACCCATCTCCTCGTGTATCCCACGTGGGATGGTTTAGGGGAGGATGGGCATCTGATCCCCGGGATGGGTTTATCCGACGGCGACTTCACGTTTCTTTGCAACAATGTTTTCGTGCTCAATCCTCCTCATTTCTCAATTTGCCAAATGCCAAACAGAACCTTCAAACCAGTTTCAAAAATGACTCCGTTGGAACGCACCAAATATTGCCTTGCCTATCAAGACGCTTGCCACCAATACGAAAACCTACTTGAAAAATATCGTCACCGATATGTAGACTTGCTGGCTAAAGCTCAAGATGAAATACACAAATTACATGTACGAATTATCAATTTGGAATCTCAGCAGAGGGTTCGACAAATACACCTACAAGAAGACTCAGATACTGAGCCTGAATCAGAATCAGACCCCGAACCAAAACAAGAGGTTATAGATTTAACAAAGTAAGCCCAAGCTATAACTAAAGAATAATATATTTTCTTTAACTCCAAAATCATTTCTTTTATATTACACAGCATCTAAACTTGCATCATAAGTTCGACCCATTCTATTAGCACGAATAGCTCGTGCTCTAGCATTCGCGTTACGAGTCTGCGCTGCAGTACGTCGCGCACGTCTAGCACGACTAAAATTAGCTGTAGCAGTAACAGCACTCCTAGCAACACGAACAGGTGCAGCAATAGCAGGTGGGATCACAGCAGCCATAGCCTGTCCCAACGCACTGTTGCCAATAGCGTTCGCCATATCATCAACAAACTCTGCAACATGCAACGGAGCTCGAGTTAAATCATCAACCGTTTGGATAATTGGATTTGAACTCGAAACAGCTTGTGTCACACTATCATACAAAACAGTATCCGAAGGCTCAGCAGATCGAGCTTGACCAAATCCTGTTTGGCGCAAAGTCCCTTCATAATGGGTTATGTTTTCACAAATTACACTAGTGTTCGCTTGCGAACCAGTCACAGCAACAACTATAGTCATCCATCCAAACTGAGTACTAAACTCGTTCTCAGAACTTTGAGCAGCTCTATAAGTTACATCACGATATATGTGCGCACTAGGGTCCATATACTTGTTAACTACATATATCGGACCATTATTGCTCAAAGCTGACAAAGGAACTCGTTTGTAATACGGACACTCAGACATCTGTGCAACAGATACAGGAAGTTGCCATGTACTACCACGCAAACTTTGTGAATACAAAGCTACATGCACAAACCCATCAGCATTCAAATTGCTACTAGCACATTGAATCTTAAGACCATGCGCAACAGGACGATAAAGCTGAAACTGAGCTTCGATACTGGTATTATTTGCACAAGCAAATGTACCACCATACGCAGCTTGCCAGCTCCATGCCTCAGTACCAGCATAATCGGCAACAGTAATTGTATTACGAAGAACAGGATTAAAAGCCTTACACCCGGCCCAATTAGCAGATCCCACTGCAATAAAACTCTCATCCTGAGCGTAAAAAGTATCGCTAGGAGCAGTATTCTGATCAGGTACACGCGCACCCTTCACATTTGGGTCAAAAGGATTAATTTGCCCAAGTGCAAATTTAGGCAAGTTTTGACGCCAATGATGCTTAAGCTTACCAACAGCAGATAGGGCTCCACGCCTATCTGAGCTAGCTAAACCTCTTAAATTATATTTATAATATTGTCGGGGTCTATTCGACATCACGCAAATTCGAAAATGATTGCAATTCAAGATCGTACCGACCCTTCATAATTTTCGAATTTCCTTTCCGCACAACCGCACAGGTATACAAATATCAATATTAAATACCGTGCGTGCGGGCAGCAGGGGGTAATACTAAGCGAGCTCCGCACGCTTTCCCCTGCTGCTTCATTTCCAAATTGTCAATGTCAAGCCAATATTGGTGCTTCACAATAAATAATCCAACAGCATTTGACGAATTGCAACTCCTCGGATTGGCAGAAAACAATTCAATTATCTTCGCATTTGCT